GCAAATGGATTAATCGAGGTTAAGCCAAATGTGAAGTTTAAAGAAGTTTTAAAAAGAGTTAGTTTATCTGGTGCTATCGCAAACGCAAGTTGTGATTTTACTGATGCTGGAGCAGTTGTTTTAACTGAAAGAATCATCGAGCCAAAAGAATTACAAGTAAATTTAGAGTTGTGTAAGACTCCTTTCCAATCAGATTGGGAAGCTATCTCAATGGGATATTCTGCACACGATAATTTACCAGCTAATTTTTCTGATTACTTTATCGGATTAATGGCTGCACAAATTGCTGCACAAACTGAAACTGACATCTGGAGTGGAACTGCTGGTGCTGGAACATTTGATGGTTTTTCTACATTATTAACTGCTGCTACTTTACCAGCTGGTCAAGACATCACTGGAACAACAGTTGATGCATCTAATGTAATTGCGGAATTAGGAAAAGTTGCTGATGCAGTACCTTCTTCTTTATACGGAAACGAAGATTTATATATCTATGTATCTCAAAACATCTTTAGAGCGTACAAAAGAGCATTAGGAGGATTTTCTGCTAACGGAGTTGGAGCAAATGGAGTAAATGGTTTAGGAAACAATCAAGATATTGATGTTCAGTATTTCGATGGATTCAAAGTTGTTGCTGCAAATGGATTAGCTGATGATACAATGGTATCTACTTTAAAATCTAACTTATTCTTTGGAACTGGCTTACTTGCTGACCATAATGAAATCAAAGTTTTAGATATGGCTGATTTAGATGGGTCAAAAAATGTGAGATTTATCGCACGTTATACTGCTGGAGTTCAGATTGCAGTATTGGAAGATGTAGTTTTCTACTCTTAATAATAAATAAATAACAATAATAAGGGGTAGGTAGTTGATCTGCTTACCCCTTTTTTAATAACTAAAAAAACATATATCAAATGGCTTGTTTACTTACATCTGGAAGAGCATTACCTTGTAAAAGTTCAGTTGGTGGTTTAAAGGCAGTTTATTTTGCAGACTATGGTACATTGGGAACAACTACTATTGCATCTGGAGAAATTACTGCAATTTCTGGTTCTCCAGACTTCTTTAAATTCGACATCAAAGGTAATTCATCTTTAGAAACAACAATAAATAGTTCAAGAGAAAACGGAACTACTTTTTATACTCAAACATTAAATTTAACTTTAACTACTTTAGATAAAGCAACACAAGAGGAAATCAAATTATTAGCTGCTTCAAGACCGCACGTTGCGATTGAAGATTATAATGGAAACTTCTTTATGGTTGGTTTAGAAAACGGAGCAGAGGTTACTGGAGGTACAATTGTATCTGGTGCTGCAATGGGAGATTTAAGTGGATTTACTTTAACATTAGAAGGAATGGAAACTTCTCCAGCTTACTTTGTAACTTCAACAGTTATAACTGCTAATGAAAGTTCATCTCAAATAGACCCTAACGCATAATTAACTTATTTTAATTTTATAAAAGGGCAATCTTAATCGGTTGCCTTTTTTTTTGTTTTAAATAAATAAAAATACAATGTTTTAGTATTATATATATATGAAACATTTATTACCAACTTCAAGTACACAAGCAATAAAGATTATACCAAGAGTGTATTCTACATCTGTTTCAATGGATTTGAGAGATGATAGTACAAATACATCTGTTTCAATAACACCAACCGCAACAAAGGTTGGCAATTATATAGAATTATCAAGTGTTTTTGATTTAAAAGAGGGTAGGTTTTACGATTTAAAAGTAATTCAGACAAGTACTCAAAAAATCATTTACAGAGATAAAATATTTTGTACAGTACAATCAACAAACCAATCTAACAACGAACATTATACTGTAAATAAAGATCAGTATAAATCAAAGAGCGGTAATAACGATTTTATAATATTATGAGTAAACACATAAACAAGTATCGAAAACCAAACACTACTAAAGGAAATTCTAAAATTAGTTTTGTTAATTTATCTACATACACATCTCCAGAGATTGTTGAATCAAAAAACAAAGAATGGGTTGAGTTTGGATCAGATAACAACTACTTTCAATTTTTAATTGATAGATATAATGGTTCAGCAACAAACAATGCTGCTATTAATGGTATTTCTCAAATGATATATGGAAAAGGTTTAGATGCAACAGATAGTTCAAGAAAACCAGAATCTTATGCAAGAATGATCTCTTTATTTAAAAAAGATGTTGTTAGAAGATTATCATACGATTTAAAGTTAGCTGGGCAATGTGCTATTCAAGTTATTTACTCAAAGGATAAAAAAACAATTCAAAAGGTTGAGCATTTACCAGTTGAAACATTAAGAGCAGAAAAATGTTCAGAAGATGATAAAGAGGTACAAGCATATTACTATCATCCAGATTGGGCAAATATTAAACCAAGTGAGAAACCTTTAAGAATACCAGCATTTGGTATTTCTAAATCTCCACAACCAATTGAGATATTATATGTAAAACCTTATAAAGCTGGAATGTATTATTATAGTACACCAGATTATCAAGGTGGATTGCAATATGCTGAATTAGAAGAAGAAATTTCTAACTATCATTTAAACAACATAATGAACGGACTTGCTCCATCAATGTTAATCAATTTTAACAATGGAGTTCCAAATGAAGAAGCACAATCTTTAATAGAAAATAAAATACAAAAAAAGTTTTCTGGTAGTTCAAACGCTGGTAAATTTATTCTTGCTTTTAACGACAACAAAGAAGCACAAGCAGATATTACACCAGTTCAATTATCTGATGCACACAATCAATATCAATTCTTATCAGATGAATCACAAAAGAAAGTGATGGTATCTCATAGAATTATATCTCCTATGTTATTAGGTATAAAAGATTCAAGTGGTTTAGGTAATAATGCAGATGAATTAGAAACTGCATCTATATTAATGCATAACACAGTTATAGTGCCTTTTCAAGAACTTTTAACAGATGCTTTTGATAAGATACTTGCATACAATGATATTGCTTTAAACCTATATTTTAAGACATTACAACCTCTACAATTTGTTGATTTAGACAATGTAAAAGACGAAGAAACAAGGGAGGAAGAAACTGGTGTTAAAATGAGTAAAACATTTTCAGCATTAGAAGAATTTGGAGAAGATGAGGACTTGGAAGAATGGGAGTTAATTGATGAAAGAAAAGTTGATTATGATTCAGAAGATGAATTGGATGAACAAATAAAAGAATTAAATTCAAAGAATCCAAGTTTACTATCAAAGATATGGAGCTTTGCAACAACTGGAACTGCAAGACCAAACGCAAAAAGCGACCAAGATGGTAAAAACGAAGAAGGTTTACAGTTTAAAGTAAGGTATCAATATGCACCTTTAAAAGCATCTGATAATAGCAGAAGTTTTTGCAAGAAAATGGTATCTGCTAAAAAGATATACAGAAAAGAGGACATACAACAAATGAGTAAAAAAGCAGTTAATGCTGGTTGGGGGTTAAATGGTGCTGATACTTATGATATTTGGCTCTATAAAGGTGGTGGAGATTGCCATCACTTCTGGATGAGAAAAACTTATATGGCAAAAGGAGCAAAACTAAAACCAAATGTAGGTAATCCAAATGCAGAAGTAAGTGTAAATAAAGCAAAGAAAGAAGGATTTAAACCAGAAGTAAACGCAAAAGAAGTTGCAATGCGACCAACTGATATGCCTAATAACGGATTCGTAAACAAATAATAAGATATGGCAACAGCATTATTCATAAGTAGAACAGATTTAGTAAAAAATAGTATTCTTGATGGGAATACTGATACGGATTTGTTTATACAATATATTAAGATTTCACAAGAGATACATATACAAAACTATTTAGGGACTAAATTATACGATAGAATAAGTAACGATATTATAGCAGATACTTTGACTGGAGATTATTTAACATTGGTTAATGATTATATACAACCTATGTTGATACATTACGCAATGGTTGATTTTTTACCATTTGCTGCGTATAGAGTTAAGTCTGGAGGTATTTTTAAACATACATCTGAAAACGCTGAAACAGTAAACAAAGATGAGGTTGATTTTTTAGTACAGAAAGAAAGAGATTTTGCTGAATATTATACAAGAAGATTTGTTGATTATATCTGTTTTGATAGTTCAAAGTTTCCAGAATACACAAGCAATACTGAATCTGATGTTTATCCAGATAAAGATGTAAGTGGATCAAATTGGGTACTATAATGAGAGCAACATATAAACCAAAACAAGCAAACGTTGTTAAATTGAAAAAGTATTTAACTAAAAAAGATAAAAAATAATGGCAAACGAAATATACGCAGTTAGTTGGTGGGGTAGTCCAGTAGAAGATGGATGGGGAGATATTTACTACAATTTAGCTTTTCCAAGTGAAGTACCATCTTTATTAAAATCTTTAGAATCTCGTTCAGCATATTATGAAAATGCAACTTGCACAACTGCAACACTAACTGACTTTGAAAAAATAGAACTATGAGCAATTTATTAGAGAAAGCAAGTATAATAACAACTCCTACTGCTTATAGTGATGGGAAGTTACATAGCGTTAAGCCAGTACAGACTTTAGGAAATGAAGATGTTGTTAATGGAGATTTTGAAAACGGAAGTGCTAATTGGATAGAATTTGTTTCAGCTACATTTGAGAATTCAAGTGTTATATTTTCAAATAATTCAAAAATTGCTCAATATGATGTAGGGATAGTAGACAGAAATTATAATATAGTAATAGATTTTAGTGATATATCTGGAGATGGATTAACAATTTTAGTTGGTAATAGTAATACATTTGTAGATTTTGAAGTTTCTGATATAGTTAATAATGGTAATAAAATTATTTTTAATAATAAAACTTTTTTAGGAACTGGTCATTTATTTATATACTCAAAAAGCAGTAGTACAAGTGCAACCATAACAAATGTATCTGCAAAAGAAGTAATAAACGCTGATTTCGATTTCCAAAGAGGTTCTTCTGCTACAAGAGTAAACTCACAAGGGCTTATAGAGAATGTTCAGACATTAAGTGGTAATTTAGTACAGAATGGGGACTTTAGTGAAATAGGAAGTGAGTTAGTTACTAATGGAGATTTTGCTACTGATAGTGATTGGAATTTAGAAAACACTTGGACTATTGAAAATGGTATTGCAAATGGTAATGGGGCTGTTGGAAGTGCTGAAGAATTAACACAACCTAATACATTTACTTTAGGAAAAACTTATAAAGTAGTATATGAAATTTTAAATTATGTTAGTGGTAATATTCAATTTCAATTTTCTGGAAGTTCTACTTTAAGCGGTACAACTCGTTCATCAAATGGTACTTATACTGAATATGTGGTGGCTACTGCAAACCATACATTACTTAAATTTAAAGCAGGTTCTGCCTTTAACGGCTCAATAGACAACGTATCAGTCAAAGAGGTCGGACAGAATTGGAGTTTAGGAAGCTCTAATGTTTCTATTCAAGAAGGTAAAGCAGTTTATATTAACCAATCTGCAGGGAATAATGGAATATATCAAAATGTATTAAGTCAGAATAAAAAATACAAAGTATCTTTTGATGTAAGTAACTACCAATCAGGAGAGATAACTGCTTGGGCAGGAGGTAGTCAAAATTCTTTGTCTAATGATGTTGTATCAGGTAATGGTTTAAAAACTATTAAGATAGAAAATTCAGGCTCAACAAACGGATTTTTAGTTTTTGGAAACAATTCCACTGGTAATTATTCATTAGACAACATTTCAGTAGTAGAAATAACAGACGATACAGACTTACCAAGAATAGATTACACAGATGGTTGTGGTAGTTTATTGTTAGAGCCA